GGTGGAACAGATAGTGCTATTACACCTACTAACATATTAATTAAAAAACAATCTAACCATGGCTCATCTAATTTAGATGCTGTTTCAGTAGGTAACGTAACTTTATTTTTACAGCGTGCTAAAAGAAAAGTTAGAGAGTTAGCTTACAATTTTGATGTAGATGGATATTTAGCACCAGACATGACTATTCTTTCAGAACATATTACGGAAGGTGGACTAACACAATTAGCTTACCAACAAGAACCTAATCAAATTATATGGGGAGTTCGTGGAGATGGTGAGCTTATAGGTTTAACATATCAAAGAGAACAAGAAGTAACAGCTTGGCACAGACATATATTTGGTGGTATTTTTGGTATACCTAAAATTACAGTTACAGATTATGCAAATATTATAACAGGCACAAGAATTGTAATTACAAAATCAGATGGTACAAAAATTACTTTTACATCTACAACTGGCACAGCTTCTGCTCAACAATTTAAAACACAAACCAATAATAACACAACAGCTACTAATTTAAAAAATGCTATTAATACTGCTAACACCGCATCTTTAACTGGAGTTACAGCTACAGTTAATAGCAATGTTATTACATTAGTGGAAACTACACCAACAGGATTAAGTTATTTAACCATGAAAAGTTTTGACATAACAAGATTAACAACTGTTAGCCAAACTAAAGCTGAATGTGAAAGTGTTGCAGTTATTCCTACTGATAATGATGAATACCAAACATGGGTCATTATTAAAAGAACAGTTAATAATATTACAAGAAGATATGTAGAATTTTTAAATACGTTTAAATTTACAGCAACAGACAATACAACATTTAATTTTTTAGATAGTGCAGCTTCTTACAGCGGTTCAGCCGCAACTACTATTTCTGGATTAGATTATTTAGAAGGTCAAACAGTAAACATTTTATCTAATGGTTCAACACATCCTACTAAAATTGTTACAAATGGTTCTATTACTTTAGACAAACCATCTACAGATGTTAAGGTAGGATTAGGTTATCAATCAATATTACAAACAATGAGACTTGATGCTGGTTCACAAAACGGAACATCACAAGCTAAAACAAAAAGAATATACGAAATTACTTTAAGACTATTTGAATCTATTGGAGTTGAAGTAGGTGGTAATCTATCAGACATGGAAAGAGTACCATTTAGAAAATCATCTGATGTTATGGATCAAGGATTACCCACATTTAATGGTGATAAAACTGTAGAATTTAGAGGTAATTACGATACTGATGGATTTATATTTGTTAGACAAACTCAACCTTTACCTTTAACTGTTTTATCTTTATACCCAGACTTACAAACAAATGATTAATAAATTAAACATAGTTCCCTATACTTTTGAACATGGAAGATTTATTTTTTCTTGCCAAGCTAATTATAAAATTTTAGAAAGTGATGCTGAATTTGTAACACTACAAGGCGATGCAAAAAATTTAGAACAAAACAATCTAGCATTTACAGGATTAATAAATAACACACCTGTATTTTCAGCAGGTATGAAAATGGTGTGGGGTCAAGTTGCTGAAGGTTGGGTTATTGCTACAAATGAAATGTGGAAATATCCTTTAGCCACAGCAAAAGCTATTAAAAAAGATTTTGCTAGAGTTGCAAAAGAACATAATATACAAAGAGTACAAACAGGTATTAGAAAAGATTTTCAACAAGGTATTAGATTTGCCGAGTGGTTAGGTTTAGAAAGAGAAGGTTTAATGAGAAAATGGGGATTTGACGGATCAGACCAATATATGTATGCGAGGATATTTTAATGAGTGTTGCACAAGCAGTTACAATAGGAGCAACAGTTGTACAAGTTAAACAACAAAGTGCTATTGGTAAATACAATCAACGAGTAGCAAATAGAAATGCAACTATTTCAGAACAAGAAGCAGGACAAATTGAGAAACAAGCTGACTTTGACATTGCAAGATTTGATCAAAGATTTAGACAATCAGTAGGTACAGTAGAAGTTGCTTTAGCAAAATCTGGTGTTGATATAACTAGCGGTTCTGGAGCAAGAGTTACAGAATCTAATAAATTAGAAGCAGAAATGCAAAATAAAATTACAAGATATAATGCAGATGTTGGTGTGGCTAACAAAATGGAAGAAGCAAGATTTTCAAGAATACAAGGACAAATGGCAAGACAACAAGCACGATTAGCAAATATATCTACTGTTGCTAAAGCTGGAACTAGCTTATTAGCTACAAGTAACTTTGGACAAAAATCTATTTTTGGTAGCACACCTAAATCTCCTTTTGGAGATAGAAGTAGTTATCCTAATCCATTACCGGGAGCAGATTATTAATGCCTAAAATTCCTACATTCACATCTGAAGCAAGACCTACAGCACAAGTTGGAAGTGTTAAGGCTAATTTACAAATTCCTTTATCACAAACTATAACTCAAGCTGTATCCCCTTTAACAGATTTTGTTGTAAAGAAAGCTGTACAATCAAACGATACACAGAATAGAACTGAAGCACTTACATTAGAAAATGATTTTATTAGAGATATGCAAACAGTTAATGAAACTATTGCTAACGATAGTGTATTAGGAGTAAACAAAGAAGCTGCTAATGCTTACTACAAAGAACAATCTAATTCTTTAATTAACAAATATAAAAATCAAGCCACTAATAATGCTAGTCAAACTTTATTCCAAAACAATGCTTTAGGAGAAGTACAAAAAGGAATGTTTAGAATTGAAAAACAAGTAGATAAAAATGTATTTACACAATTAAACAATCAAGTAGATCAAAAAGAAAATCATTTATTATCTCAAGCTATATTAGGAGACAACAATGAATTTGATTATGGTGTGTTACAAACTGATTTAACAAAATTATATACAGATGCTTTTACTGGCAAGATACCAGCTCCAGAATTAAATAAAATTATTAATAATATTCCATCTCTTGTACAAGGTTTTCAAGCTAACAAAGATATAGGTGATAATCCTAGACTTGCTTATCTAGAATTAAATAAAGGTACTAATAGTGATATTTATCCAGATTTAAATTTAGATCAAAGACAAAAATTAATTCAACAAGCAGATAGAATATTAACAGATCAATTAAGAACACAATGGAAAAATGTTTTAGCTGGTTCAGCTGTTGGTAAAAAAGTTGAATTTGATATGGAACTTGCAAAAAAAGTTTTACCACAAATAGAAGTTAATCAAATGTTACAAGGTCAAGAAATTATAACAACGACAGCAGATAATAAAAAAATAATATTTACATCTAATAATAAAGATATTTCAACATTAGTAGAAGAATATTCTGAACAAGCTGTATTACAAGCAGGTGAAGCTAACGGACAAATTATTGCACAAGAGTATCAGAAGGCAGCTCAAACTAGAGTTAAAGCTATTGAAGATGATTCTGCTGCTTATGTTTATTCTCATTACCCAGAACTTATTGAGTTAAACGAAGAGTTTAATAATGAAACAGATAATGAATTAAAAACACAATTAAAAAGACAAATTACAACTAAAATACTTGAAATACAAAATGAGCTAGGTGTACAAACAACTCAACAAAGAGTAATGACAAAAGCAGAAGCAGAAAACTTTGTGGCTAATTACCAAAAAACTGCTCAAGGTAATGCTGTACAATCTCAAATTTTATTACAAAGTATTACAACTAATTTTGGAGACAATGATTCTAAAGCTCTTCAAGAATTACAAGCAGCTGGATTGCCTATTACTGCTAGTTTAGCTATGACAGTTTTTTCCCCGCTAGAAGCACAAAAAGCATTTGGTCTTGATAGTAAAGAAGAACAAGAATATATTGCAAGACAAATTAAAAAAAATAAACCAACAATACAAAATCCAGCCAAGACAGATTATGTTCCAGACAGTACTGTTGAGAGTTCAGACTTTGTGCCCCAAGAAACAGGAGACAGACCAACAGAAGTTCAAAAATACTTTGGTTACACACCTGATCAACTTTATGAGGCTACAAGTAAACACGAGTGGCGAGGAGACACACCTAAATTTAGTTTTGTAAAAGTTGGTGAAGGTTTTTCTCCATCTGGAAGAAGTTCAGCGTTTGGTCCAGTGCAAATTGTTAAAAGAACCCTAACAGATCCACAATTTGTAAAATTACTCAGTAAAACAGAAAAGAGTTTTGTAGATAAAATAACTGCTGCTCAAACTCTTAATATTAATTTACAACTATTTGACGGCAGTGCAAGTCGTTCAGTATCTACAGAAGAAGGACCTAAAGGTAGGGCCGCATTAGAAGTACTGGGCATAAGCCCGCAAGAATTTCTACAATATGTAAAAGAGGGATATTTTTTACCAAGTAATAAATCAAAACAAGAACAGGGTATACCTCCAGAATTACTCCCAGACAATGCAGAAAAAATATACAAAAATATTTACAAAAGAGTACTGCAATTAAAATCTTTGAGAGAAGAAAGTAGTACTTTAAAAGGACTTTTAGGTTCCTATTATGGACATCAAGATAATGACCAAAAAGAAAACTATGCAAATAGTGTAATAGAGAACTTACAATAGTTTTAACCTCCGGGTTAAATAGAGCGTAGGCTACCCGTTTCTTCAACGGCCCCTACATACAACAACCGAAGTGGCTACCCTAGAGAAGGCCCCACATGAAGGAAAACAAAAATGGCGAAAGAATTGAAGACTACAAATAAGCCCGATGCTCCTATCAAAGATGACAACAGGGAGAATATGTACAAAGGTGCTTATAAAGACGATGTATATGAAGACGATGCAATAGAACAAGAAGCAGTTGGCACCGTAGAGGCTACCCAACAAGAAGCTGAAGGTTTTATGGATTCAAATAACATGAGTGCGGTTCCTAGCAGTGAAGAGGCACCAACTGAAAAACAAGAACATGATTATAAGAAAAGATATGATGACTTAAAAACGTACTACGATCAGAAACTAAATGATTGGAAGCAAGAAAAAGAAACTCTTTCTGCCCAAGCTAATGTAGCTGAAAAAGTACAACAAGAACAAGCATATGCTCCTCCTAAAACTAAGGAAGAACTGGCTCAATTTAAGGAAAAATATCCAGATGTATATCAAGTTGTTGAAACTATCTCTCACGAAATGGCTGACCAAAAAACTGCTGAACTTAAAGCTAAAATTAACGAGCTTACTGAAAAAGAACAGAAGTTAATTGTACAGTCTGCATTTAAGCAGCTAAATTCAGTACACCCTGATTTTAATGAAATCAAGGCCACTCCTGATTTTTTAGCATGGCTTGAGGAACAACCTGCCACTATAGCGGATGGTATTCGTAAAAACAATACTGATGCTAAATGGGCAATTCGCACTGTTGACTTATACAAAGCGGATGTGGGTATTTCGTCAAACAAAACTAGAGCGGTCTCAAATCGTAAATTGGATGCAGCTCAGGCGGTATTAAAAACTAAAACTAATCCTGCGAGGTCAGCCTCCGGGAGTAAAAAAGTTTGGAATATGTCTGAAATTCAAAATATGAAACCTTGGGACTTTGAGAAATATGAAGCTGATATTGATGCTGCCATGCAAGATGGTAGAGTTAATCATTCAGCGTAACTTTAAGGATAACTAAATATGGCTACAATGGGAAGTGCAGCTGGCTACCAAAATTTACCTTCTGGTAATTGGGCACCGGCAATCTACAGTCA